GTTACAAAATAACATAACTGTGTAGTTTTTATGCTTGTAACTGCCGTAAGACTCTCAGAACTGACGGGTGTCCATCGAGATACCATCATCAAACGCTGTGGTCCCCTTTTCAAGGATGGCGTGCGGTCTCAAGAGGTTGAGTCAAGCACTGCGCTGAAGATGATCTATGGCGTTGAGAACGACTTTGACTATGACGTGGAAAAGGCCCGCCTGACTCACCACCAGGCGAACATTGCGGGGCTTGAGGAAGAGATCAAGCGCAAGAACCTGATCCCGGCTGATGCGGTCCAGACGCATTGGGAGTCGATGATTGGCAACATGCGGGGGAAGTTGCTCAATCTACCCGGTCGGCTGGCTTCCAAAGTTGTCGGCACCGACACCCTGCAAGATGCCGAACGCGAGGCCATGCTGCTGATCCGTGAAGCCTTGGAGGAGGTGGCCAAAAGTGGCGTTCCTTGAGGTACTGCACAAGGTCGCCAATGCCTCGGCCCGGATTGCCACGCCGCCGCCGCTGCTGACGGTCGCTGACTGGGCCGATGAGTACCTGTTTCTGTCACCCGAAGATTCTGCCGAAGCGGGCAAGTACCGCACCGACCGCGCCCCCTATCAGCGCGAGATGCTGGAAGTCGTCAGCGATCCCAACATCAAGGAGGTCGTGTATTGCACCTCCAGCCAAATCGGCAAAACGCTGCTGAGTAAGTGCATCATCGGCTACCACATCCATCAAGATCCCGGCCCCATCATCGTCATGCAACCAACGGTGAAGATTGCCGAGACGTTTAGCAAAGACCGATTGTCGCCCATGGTGCGGGATACCCCCGTCCTCAAGCGACTGATTGCCGACCCGAAAAGTCGTAGCAGCGGCAACACCATCGACCACAAGACCTTTCCCGGTGGCCATATCACCATGATCGGGGCCAATGCGCCCTCTGACCTGGCCAGCCGACCCATACGGATTGTGTTTGCTGACGAGGTGGACCGCTATCCGGTCAGTGCTGGCAGCGAAGGCGACCCGCTATTTCTGGCGCGTCAGCGTTCGGTCACGTTCTGGAATCGAAAGTTTGTGATGGCCTCAACGCCCACGATGGAAGGAGCCTCGCGGATATGGCGCGAGTTTGAGCGCAGCGATATGCGCTACTTCTACCTGCCCTGTCCGCATTGCGGCGAGTTTCACACGTTGAAGTGGCCGCAGATTGTGTGGGATGAAGGCGATGCCAGTTCGGCGCGTGCCGTGTGTCCGCAGTGCGGGGCCATGTACGAAAACGCCGACAAGCTGAAGATGCTGGCCGCAGGCGAATGGCGGGCGCACAACCAGAATCCACGTGTGGCCGGGTTTCATATCTCCGCTTTGTACTCACCCTGGCAGACCTTTGCCGATGTCGTGCAGGAGTTTCTCGACAAGAAGGATCACCCGGAAACACTGAAGACATTCATCAACCTTCAGTTGGGCGAGTGCTTTGAAGACCGCACCGGCGAAAAGATAGACCAGTCCGGCCTGATGGCGCGGCGTGAGCAGTGGGACTATGCGCCGGATGACTGTGTGCTGGTGACGGCGGGCGTGGACGTGCAGGGTGATCGATTGGAAGCCACGCTGATTGCCTGGACGGCGAAGGAACAAGCGCGGGTATTGCACCACGTCCGCCTCTACGGTAATCCGGCTGAACCGAAGCTGTGGGATGAACTGGATGACCTGCTGACGCAACCGATCATCACCGAGTCGGGCGCGTTACTGTCGATCCGCGCCGCCTGTATCGACTCCGGTGGCCATCACACGCAAGAGGTGTATCGCTTCTGCGGTGAGCGCGGCGGTCGTCGCGTGCTGGCGATCAAGGGGCAGGCCGGTTCCAAACCGATTTGGCCGACCAAACTGAGCAACAAGAAACTGCGCCACGGGGCGATGCTGCACATCGTCGGGGTGGATACGGCCAAAGACGTGATCCATGCCAGCCTCTCGGTCCTGGCACCGGACAGCCCGAAGTACATTGCCTTTTCGTCCGCCTTGCCGGATGACTACTTCCCGCAGTTGGTCGCAGAGCGCAGGGTGACCAAGCACAACAAAAACGGGGCGGCGGTTCGCGCCTGGGTGAAGAAATCCAGCGACCGCAATGAGGCCTTGGACTGTTTTGTTTATGCCCTAGCCGCGCTCAAGGCGTTGCAATCCACCAAGCCGCATCTGTTGCGCATGGGCCGTCCGATGGGGCTAGCGCCCACGCCCATCCGTTCAGAACCGATACCCAACGCCGCGCCTATCCGCAAATCCGTATCACGCACCTCTAGCGCCATCCTGTGACCGACGCCATAGACGACTTGGAATCCATGATTGCCGACGCGCTCTCTGCCGCCGAAGCGATGGGCATGTTGCCGGAAATACAGAAAACCATCGTCCGCTGGCGAGAGCAGTGGGGCGGGGACGAGGTTTACATTGCACGGCGGGCGCATATTCAGCGCCATGCCAAAATCATGGACATGATTGAGCAGGGACTGACGACCGCCCAGATTGCCGAACGACTTGGCATCACCCGGCAGGCCATTCACAGCGTCCGCCAGAAGCGTTCCAGCTTCGTCAACTGAATCCCCCTAAAACCGTTGACATGACGTGCGTAAAAAGCGCGTCATGGCGTACACCAACGAACAGCTTTCATCGATTGAGACAGCGATTGCCTCTGGCACGCTGACCGTTCGCATGGCTGACCGTCTGGTTACGTATCAGTCGCTCGCAGAACTTATCCGCCTGCGAGACATGATGCGTGCTGAGTTGGGCGTGTCGCCACCCACTACCTCCCGTGGCCGCTCCTGGTCACCGACCGTGAGTCACGGCTTATGAGTGCCGTGCTGGACTTTGCTGCCAAGGTCGCCGAGAAAGTCGCGCCGACCCGTCCGCCTGAAGCGCGTCGCTACGATGCCGGTTCCAAGACCGCCCGCATGTCCGGTTGGGTCACGCCGACCTCCGATGCCAATAGCAGCATCACCAATCCCGCCACGATTCGCGCACGCGCACGCGATCTGGTCAGGAACAACGCCTGGGCCTCAAAAGGCGTCAACGTCATCACGAATAATTGCGTCGGTTACGGCATCCGCGCTCAACTGAAAGCCGGAAGCCAGCTCCGCACCCGGCAGGCGCAATCCATCTGGCAACAGTGGGCCGAAACCACCGCTTGTGATGCCGATGGGATGCACGACATTTACGGTCTGCAAGCCATCGCCTTTCGTTCATTGGTGGAATCCGGTGAAGTGCTGGTCAGAATGCGCCCGCGTCGCATCGAGGACGGATTGCCGCTGCCGTTCCAGATCCAGCTACTGGAAGCCGACATGCTGGCGGATGATCGCCGCGCCATTCCGTTGGGTGGCAACACGATCCACAACGGTATCGAGTTCGACTCGCTAGGCCGTCGCGTCGCTTATCACCTGTACAAGACGCATCCGGGTAGCACCGATAACGTCTTCGGTCAGTTATTCAATACCGACATTTCGCGGGTGGATGCGCGAGAAATCATCCACATCTTTCGGAAGGACAGGCCAGGCCAAGACCGTGGCGTCTCATGGCTTGCGCCGGTCGTTCGTACCTTGTTTGACCTCGGCCTGTACGAAGACGGCACCCTCAAGCGTGTGCAGTTGGGTTCGCTGTTTGCCGGATTCATCAGCAGTGATGACCCCAGCGCATTCGGTGATGAACTCGATGACGAGTTGCCCGATCTGCAACCCGGCACGATGTACATGCTGAAGCCTGGGCAATCGGTCCAGTTCAACTCACCCCCCGAACCTCATGACCCGGCTTTCCGCGATGCCACGCTTCGCGCTGTCGCTGCTGGCCTCGGTATCACCTACGAAAGCCTCACCGGCAACCTGTCTGAAGTCAATTTCAGCAGCGCTCGCATGGGCGCACATGAGATGGGGCGCAACCTGGATACCTGGCTGTGGAACCTCTTCATTCCGCGCTTCTGCAACGGTGTATTCGGCTGGTTCAAGGACATGCTGGCCACCGCGCAAGGCTTCAACACGTCCGACCTGTCCGTCGAATGGACGCCACCCGCTCGCACACTGGTTGACCCGGCGAAGGAATGGAAAGCACTACAGACCGCTGTCAGGTCCGGATTCATGAGCCTACCGGAAGCGATCCGCTCACAAGGCTATGACCCCGATTCCGTTCTGGCTGAACAAGCCGAATACCTCGCCAAACTCGACGCCGCGGGCGTGATTGTGGAAAGCGATTACCGCTTTGACGCCACGCCGAAAGTGACAGCGGACACCGAACAACCGACCGGAGATCCGAATGCCGGAAATTAAACACAACGGGATTCAGTTCCGTGAACTCAAGTTCGACATCAAGCCGGATGTGGAATCGCGCACGTTCTCGATTCCCGTATCCAGCGAAGCCCCCGTTGAACGCTGGTGGGGGACTGAAATCCTCGACCACTCAGCCGATGCCGTCGATATGGCCCGCCTTGCCGATGGCGCACCGCTGCTGCTGGATCACGACCCGACCCGCCAGATTGGCGTGATTGAGGGTGCCAGTGTCGGGCCTGACAAGCGACTCAACGCCACCGTCCGCTTTAGCCGTTCCGCACTCGGCGAAGAAGTCTTTCAAGACGTGGTGGATGGCATCCGCAAAAACGTCAGCATCGGCTACCGCATCGATGCGCTGCAAGAACTCAGCAAAGACACCTACCTGGCGTCGCGCTGGATGCCGATGGAAATCTCCGTCGTCAGCGTTCCCGCTGATGCCGGTGTCGGCTTTGGTCGTTCCGATGACCCCTCTTTTGATCCAACCAATTTACTCACCCACAGGAGTCCGCCGATGAGCGACTTAGAAACCGAAATCCCGGCGGAAGAACTTGAGCCGGTCGTTGAAGAAGCACCCGAAGCAGAAGCCGAGGCACCCGTAGACGCTGAAGAAATTCGCTCACTGGCCGCTAAAGCCGAACGCTCGCGCATTGCCAAGATCACCGAAATGGGTGAACGGCATCGCATCGATTCCACCGTCATCAAACGCTTAATCGACAAGGGACACTCCGTCGAAGAAGCATCACAGGAGGTTCTCCGTATGTTGTCAGATCAAGCCGACAAGCAAGTCAATCCCATTCACATCGAAGCGGGCCTTTCGTCCGAAGACAAGTTCCGCGCTGGCGCAGTGGCTGCACTGGCTCACCGCGCAGGCTTCGAGAAGGACGACCCGTCCAACGAGTTCCGGGGCAAAAGCCTGTCGGAAATCGGCGCTCGCGCACTGGAAATGAAAGGCCACAAGGTTGCCAGCATGACCCGTAGCGAAATCGCCGGGATGCTGTTGCGCGGCCATTCCACTTCCGACTTCCCGCTGTTGCTGGCGGATGTGGCTAACAAGAGCCTCCAGAACGCTTATGGCGTCTATCCGCAAATCTGGAACCGCATCGCATCGGTCGGTTCGGTCAGCGACTTCAAGACCATCAACATGGTCCGCATGGGTTCGTTCTCCAGCTTGTCCACCATCGTGGAAGGCGCTGAATACACCCAAGGCACTTTCGGCGAAGAGCGCGAACAACTGACGGCGTTGACCAAAGGCAAGTTCATCCAATGCACTCGCCAGATGATTATCAATGACGACCTCTCCGGCTTCACCCGGATGGCGTCCATGCTGGGCCGCGCTGCTGCTCGCACCGTTAATGCGGACGTGCTGGGTGTTCTCAACACCAATGCCGCACTGAGCGACGGTGACGCCCTATTCCACGCCAACCACGCCAACCTACAGGGTTCCGGTGCAGCGGTCAGTGTGGCCTCTCTAGGTTCCGCTCGCGCTGCCATGCGGATGCAGAAAGACCCCTCCGGCCTTGACTTCATCGACGTTCAGCCGCGCTACCTGCTGGTTCCGGTCGGCAAGGAAGACAACGCACGCACCGTCATTGAGTCGGCTTACAACACCGACACCGCTGGCCAGCTCAAGAAGAACATTGTTCAGAGCTGGAGTCCGCTGGAAGTCTTGTCCGACCCCATCATGGACGCCGCGTCCACCACGGCGTGGTATCTCATCGCTGACCCGATGGATGCCCCGCTTCTCGAAATCCGCTTCCTCGACGGTCAGCAGACGCCTTATGTCGCCAGCGAAGAAGAATTCATGACGGATGCGGTTCGCTGGAAAGTTCGCCTCGACTACGGTGTTGCCGCGAATGACTTCCGCGGCGGCTACAAGAACGTCGGCGCTTAACCATGTGACGGGGCGGTTATCCGCCCCAGTCCCTAACCCTACAGAGGCACACACATGGCGAACAATTTTGCATACAACGGGATGGCCATCGGCGTCGTTGAATCGGCGCTGACCCATCCCGCTCACGATCCCGACCTGGCTACCAGCGGCGATGCCGTGTTGGTCGGCAGTCTGGTGGGCGTGGCACTGAATAGCGCAAGCGCAGCAACCGACACCATTGAAGTCGCGGTTGAGGGCGTTTGGGAGCTTCCCGCCGCCGCCGTGACTGCGACAGCGGATTCCGCCATCGTCCCCGGCGATAAGCTCTATTTCAGCACCGCTGAAACCAAGGCCAGCGGCACGATCACTAGCGATGCTACGGCTCCCAGTGATGGCGACACGGTGACCATCGGCAGCACGGTCTACACCTACAAAACCGCGCTTACGACTGACCCGGCAGCGGTCCCCTATGAAGTGCTGATTGGCATTTCAGCGGCGGTCGCTCTGGATAACCTCAAGGCGGCGATCAATGCCGACGAGGCAGGCGCTGGCACAACCTTCGGCACCGGCACGGTTGCGCATCCCACCGTGGAAGCCACGACCAACACCAACACCACTCAGGTGGTGGTGGCGAAAACGGCGGGTTCAGCGGGGAACGACATTGCGACCACTGAA